TGTGAGTGTGGAAGAAGAGATGATGGCTCTCCAAGGTCACAAATCTATTGTGTGCTCCAAGGTTCTCAATGACGAGAGAATTGAAAATCAAATACCAGTCAAGAGAACTACTGAAAAAATTTCAATCTTGGACATCAAGAAAATATTCCGCGCTTAGAGTATAAAAAGATGTCAACCAAGCCAATCGGAAGTCGTGCCGAAGTTTTCCACGGAACCGCCGAGAAGACCTCAGGTGGTCTCCGCGCCAAGGATCTCATGTTGGATCCAAGCGATGGCCAAATCAAGTCGGTCCAAGCGCACAAGTCTGCTCTTGAGCGTATGAAGAAGGAGGGTAAGAAGCACTTGACCAAGGTCTTCAAGGCAAAGAAGGGTAAGTTTGCCCTCCAACCAAAGGAGGGTACCAAGGAGTACAAGAAGAAGATGAAGAAGATGGCGTAAAAATTTGTAGGTGTAATGTAAGAATGACTCTCGAGAAGTGGGATGAGTCCGTCAAGCTGGCTAAGATTAAGTTAGGTTTGGACCCTAAGAGATTTACCAAGATTCAGGGTAAACTTCTTAAGGAGGCTCAAATCGTATATCACCTTCTTCTCCTAAACAAAAATAATGGTAATAAGTAAATATAAATGGCGGCACTTGCGGGTATGTTAGCCAAGAGTATGGCCAAGGGTATGGCCAGGTCAACCGCGCGTCAGGTTAAGAGGGAGGCGTATGGTATGGCTAAAGACCTCAAAAGGAATGTGAGAGGTCTGGCATATGATTACAGAAATCAGACAAAAGCTGCAGCCACCAACTATTTAGATGCTAAAAAGAATCGCATTTACCAAACCACCAGTAATGCGTTCTATACAAAGACTGGTGGTGTGGGACGTAATTATAGTCCTGTACCTGCATACAGAAATGAGGTGGGTTCAACAAAAGTAACTCCACTCTATTAAATTTGGAACTGGAATCCCTTAAGGTTCTGTGGTTCATATACAACCAACTGATTAAGTTTCCAAGTACAACCGAACTTTCTGTTCAAGAAATACACACTATTGAGTTCAACAATAGAATGTCCACTGTTTCTTGCATAGAGACCATTAGAAACCTCCGTCTTGATTGGGTTTTTGTTTGCGTCATAGACAGCCGCTTTGATCATACTATTGTGATCGGTATCAACCTTCACACGAAATTTAGGTTCGCGATCGGGGCTTTCCTTTACATTTGAATTAAACATTGGTTGGATTTCATCAAGTGTCATCTTCTTCCCAAAGATCTTTTCACTTTGTTCAACGACAGCATCAATAATTTTACTTTCAATTTGTCTTAGGGATTCATAAAACTTTTTGATGTAACTCCCCTCTTCATCATGACCCTTGAGAGCCAAATCTACATTGTATTTAGTTGGTCCGACTTCAGGTGTGAAACCCGAGACACCGAAAGGCATGTATAACCGCGGGAATTGAATCCTCAATGGGGTACCCTGCTTGGTAGAAAGAACAATCTTTCGGTTGTGAAACTCGGCAATTTCCAAATTTTCAATAGCGTCGGTAATTTTAGACATTATGCTAATTGATTATCCAATTAAAACTTTAAGCTGAACATGCCACACATTCTGGTTCAAGACTGAACTGAATTGGTCGGGCTTTCGCCTTTGATCGGAGATAGTACATTCCGGTTTTGAGCCCCTGTTTCCACGCGTACATATGCATAGAAGAGAGCTTGGACATCGTTGGACTTTCCATGAAGAGGTTCATACTTTGACTTTGGTCAATGAAGCGCCCCCGTTGTGCCGCCATATCAATGACATCCTTCATCTTAATTTCCCACACTGTGCGGTAGAGATTCTTGATATCATCTGGGATATCTGAGATATTTTGAATGGAACCACCCGCTTTCACCATGAGATCCTTCATATCCTTGGACCAGAGACCAATCTTCTTGAGGTCATTGACGAGGTGCTTGTTGACAATGACAAACTCACCTGCAAGTGTGCGTCTCAGGTAGATGTTTGTTGTGTATGGTTCAAAGCATTCATTATTGCCCAAGATTTGTGCGGTGGAGGCTGTTGGCATTGGTGCCATCAAAAGACTGTTACGAAGACCCTTCTCCTTGATGCGTTCCTTGAGAGCGTCCCAGTCGTAGTGAAGCTTGGTCTCACCTTCCCACATATCAAATTGAAGCTCCCCTTGTGAAGCTGGAGAACCCTCAAAGGTTTCATAGGAACCTTGGGCTTCAGCCAATTCACAGCTCGCCTCCAGGGATGCGTGATACATGGTTTCAAAGATACGAGCATTCATCTCCTTGGCTTCATCTGAATCAAATGCGTAGCGGCACAAAATAAATACATCAGCGAGACCTTGAACACCCAAACCAATAGGTCTGTGTCGCATATTAGACTTTCGCGCAGTCTCAACGGGATAAAAATTTCTGTCAATGACTCGGTTTAGATTTTTGGTAACAATCTTTGTGATTTCATGAAGTTTTTCATAATCAAAAGTGCGAGTCTCTTCATTGACATACTTTGGAAGGGCGATTGATGCCAAATTGCAAACAGCCGTCTCATCCTTATCTGTGTACTCTAAAATTTCCGTGCAAAGATTTGAGCTCTTGATTGTTCCCAAATTCTTTTGGTTACTCTTCTTGTTACAAGCATCCTTGTAAAGCATATATGGTGTTCCAGTCTCCGTCTGTGATTTGAGAATAGCCTTCCAAACATCGGCGGCTGGTACAGTCGCATTGGCTCTACCCTCCTCTTCATACTTTGTGTAGAGGGCTTCAAACTCCTCACCCACCGCGTCGGAGAGACCTGGTGCCTTGTCTGGACAGAAAAGAGACCATTGACCACCCTCCTCAACCCGCTTCATGAAAAGGTCTGGAATCCACAGGGATGAAAAGAGATCTCTACACCGAGCCTCTTCGTCACCTTGGTTGAGTCGTAACTCAAGGAACTCCATGATATCGGCATGCCATGGTTCCAAGTAGACCGCGATGGACCCCTTGCGACGCCCCGCTTGATTTACATAGCGAGCTGTGGCGTTAAATACACGAAGCATGGGGATGATACCATCTGATTGACCATTTGTCCCCCGAATACGAGATTTATTGGCTCTCACGTCATGGATGTGCATCCCAATACCCCCAGCCCACTTTGAGATTTGCGCACACTCCGTAAGAGTTCCATAGATACCGTTGATTGAGTCCTCCTTGTTGGCGATAAGGAAGCAACTGGACATCTGCGGTCTTGGTGTACCAGCATTGAAGAGGGTTGGTGTTGCGTGAATGAACATACCTTGGGACATCTTGTCGTATGTCTCCAAGACAGAATCAATGTCTTCCCCGTGGATGCCGATTGCGACCCGCATGAACATGTACTGTGGGGTTTCCATGAGGATGCCATCGAGCCGTTGAAGATAGCTCTTCTCAAGGGTTTTGAGACCAAAGTAACCAAAATCATAGTCCCGCTTCGTATCAATATCGTCCCTGACACGACCAGCGATGCGTGCGACTTCTTCAGTCACAATACCCGCTTTTGCCAACTTCTTCATAGCGATGTGGAAGTTATTGGGACAGACCTTCTGGATGTTACTGGCGGTGATTCGGGTTGCGAGTATTTCATAGTCTGGGTCTGATGTAATCAAACCGATACAGACTTCTGCGGAAAGGGTATCAATCTCCTGAACGGTAATACCATCGTAAAGGGATGAGGCAACCTGTTGGGCAACCTTGGAAGAGTCGCAATTTTCTGAGAGTCCGTATGTTAGATTCTTGATCCTATTGGTGATGTTATCAAATTTCATATCCTCAATACGACCTGAGCGCTTAACGACTCTCATGTTTACTAATTAGTCATCGTGTTTTATTTTTAACTTACTTGAGGCACTTTTCAATATCACCACTTCGCACCTTGACTGTACCGAAGGTTTCAAACTTACGATCCTTCTGGAGAAGGTAGGTGTTGTTGAAGAAGCGACCTTCTTCACCTGGCTTACTCACTGGAGCATATGATCCAACGAAGCAGGCTGGGGGTTGGCATGGAATTTGCTCAACATTTGTGGGTTTGTTGGCATAGGCTTCGTCGAAGTCGGCGATGTTCAACATTTAGTATTTACAGAGTTTTTTTTCCAGGTCTATATTAAATGTGTGACAACCTCCACCTCGACTCCCTCAAGCAGTGTGAGACTCCACTCAACACCCTGTTCTTTTCTGAGTTCAACCAAAATCTTCTCCAGCGTGGAATCCGTCAGGCGTTCAAGGATAAGACTGGGATTGCGATTGATCGTCAAAACCCGGATGACTTGTACAGCCTCATGCGCGTCGTCTTTATCAATAACTCCGGTGACCACCACTCCCGTGTGAACGAACAAGTCAAGTTTATGAATGGACGGGTCATTGAGACTGCCTTGGGTCAAATTCAAACTG